AGGGCACATCACACTAAGTCCTGCATTTGTATTTTGGTTCGTTAGAGCCTGGCCTGCCGCGCCAGAATCTGAATTATTGAAGAAAAATGCAGCATTCGCTGAGGGAGATCCTCTAGTGAAGTTGGTGATGGTCTCACTAGCTCCATATCCTTGTTGATTGCTTCTCCAAACACGAACGTGACCCACTGGTTGTGGAGCATCAATATTAAAGACCCAATTTGTGGATCCTCTATACGCCACGAAGGCAGGGATGATCCAATTAAGGGGTGTCTTGTAAGTGAAATTGAAGCTGAAGTTAGAAGCAGGGACCAAAATTCCCTTAGCGGAGTTAATACCGTGTGGATCGTAACCATAATCACCAGGAATCTTCATAAATCTTTTTGTTAGAATATTATATTCCTGAGTATTGTTAGTGACGAAAGTGGAAACTCCAACAAGAGAAGTCCGACGCATCAATTGGCGAAGTGATTTCACACTTTCTCCAAAATTCACCAGATAACGATCGGCATGTGGATTTCTCGCGGCAGTACCCAATATCTCTGTGGGAATTTGGTCATTGTTATCGTGCTCTCCTTGCACAACAAAAGTGGATAGTGCAGGCACAGTTCGTGGATTAGAAAATTCAAGATTCTCTGCGCCACGCACGTACACCAGAATTGAGACCGAAGAGATAGCCACAGGTGAGGTCAAAACAGTTTGTACCCGAACAGTAAGTGTCCCATTGTCAAAAGTGGGATTGTACATAAAGGTAGGGGTTGCGCTAGTTGACCACTGCACACCACTCGCGGTGTAGGTGTTGCGGTTAATCAAAAAAGGTAGTGCCTGCTGGTAGGGAACCCGAAATTCAACATCATTGCTCTCACCAAGGTCCACAATAGAAGTGAACACCACATTTGATGTAGTTGGATCATTGATGATATTCTGCGCGGAGTAACCGGCAGGGTCATACGAAATCCGCAATCGTCCTTTGTGGAAGGGGGAGGCGATGATTTTGAAACGGAATATGATGTCTCCACGCCAGTTTTCAAAGAGTGCCGCGGTCCAAGCCATAGGTGTCATATACAACTTAGAATTCGGCGCACCATCATTATCGAACATCATGGGATTTACATTCCCGGAAAATAAAATTGTGTCTACAATCTGTGACCCAGTCCATAAAGTTGAGACAAGGAATGATTCCTTCTGAGTAATATGGGCAATCGCCATCTCATCATTACTGGGCAGACCCAGAATGGAAGGGTCAACAGATAATTCGTTCTTTGGATCGAGAGTCAATTTTTCCGTTGGAAAGCCAATTTCAGTTGATGCTAACTTGGGGAATGCCTCCGGTCGATATGGTTGCGAATCTGCAATCACTGGTACGTTTGTAAATCCAAATAGAGACGCAATACTGGAAACCGCTGAGGCGCCAATGCGCGTAGCAGTAGCAAAACGCCCGATTATTGGGATATCCTCGAACCAACTTGCGGCAGAGGAGATTGCTGAAGCGGGCATTGACACACAGCCATTTCCATATTCGTCACCTTGAACGGCAAGACCAGCAGATGGACCTGAGAGCATAACGTCTTCAGCCCAGGCGTAAATGGCAATGGTGACTCCATTTCCAGCAACCCCATTGGCACTTTGCAGTGTTGTGTAGTTGATGAAAGTGAGCTGACCCATGTCAGTCATTGCTTGGGCAGATTGAGCATTAATCCAATTGGCAGGATTAAAGTATGGCAACGTCATTTCACCACCCTCATTCCCTTGCGGGTATAACCACAAATGTGGTCGCTGGGAGTATGGTATCATGAATCTGTTGCCAGAATCCATCACGATGGTACTCGGCGTGAAATTGGGGAGCGGCTGATAACCCATGTACATGCAACCGTAGTAAAAGGGCGAAGCATTGATAAGAATCTTAATCTTCAATTTGCATTGGATAAATGCAAAATTGTTTAATTTGTACTTCACACGTGCATCAGAGAAAAATAAATTCCAGGGGTTGTACGTGCGAATGATCCCAAGGGCGTCGGCTTCATTCCAAGTAAAGGTGGCAATGCGAACAGGTCGTGACAAAAATTTCACAAAATCAATCCGTTCGGTTTGGTCCATATTTGATATACCGTCTGGACCACGGTCGATGCCTCCTCGCATTCCTTCAGACTCGTCATGGAACATGACAGTCTCTCGCGTTAAATGACAGGATTCACCAGTATCTGTAACAATGACGTCCGCCTGGACGTCTAGGCAAGTAAGTGCCGGTACTTGTCCGGTGGATCTCTCTAGGGGATCCATCTCCTTTTGACCACATCTGCGGGTGGTCTCCTCATTAGGTGGATTGGAAACTGAATATAAGAGGGAGGGGCTAGTTAGGCCCAACCCAATGGGGCCCGAAGGCCCGGCCGCCAGAGCGGCTGGACAGTTTATAGAGATGTCCAGCTCTGTGTGGAATTGTTCCATCCGAAGTGTAAGTTCCTGACCAGATTCAGGTATCATGTCCCCTTCGGGAAGACAATGATATTTATTCAAAATATGTCTGGAATTCGTCCAAAATGAGATGCACAAGGCCTCCCATGAAGGGAAAGTTGAGTCTTCAACGTATAATGTCAAGCCACATTCAACAACAGTCTTCTGGAGCAATATGCTTTTCTCTTCAAAAGTATCGCGACCATAAAAGAAATATTCTCTCACAGCTGTACCAATGACCTGAATAGCATGTGCTTGTGGTGTAACATTGGACGAGGCGACGCGTATAGTGAGCATTTTGTTGATTGATTGGTGACATAAGGGCGCTACGTGGACTGCCAAATCCTCATCCCATCTCCAAGATCTTTTTAAGAAAGTACATTCAGAAAGCGGGATATAGGGGACTGAAGCAGCTAGTTTATCGGCCATGGTGTACTCAACACCAATCGAAGCTAAAACAGCTTGGACAGAAGTATGATTAAACCAGGGAGCGTCATCGGAAACACTCATTAAATTGTCATCTCCATACGTTATCAGCCGAACGTGTTGTTTGAAGGAGGTCATAGTGGGGCGGAGAATGATATAGCAGTATCTCATGTATAGACAATTAACGATGCAATTGACGATAACAGTGAGCGGATGTCCTGAAGGATTCCCACCAAAGGCTTGCATTAAGTCACCATTAAAGTTTATAAAAGCGAACGCTGTGTCGTAAGAAATACCGCGCAAAATTTTGATGTCGTCTTCCGTGTATCCGGCCCTGGATGCTAAATCTATGAGAAAATCAAATGCAACTAGAACCAGAATGGCTGCCATCTTTTTATCGAATTTACCATAATCACCGGCGAGAAAGTGTTTAAAGACGTTAAGGTACGCTAATAATTCAGCCCACTCAGCGCTTTGTGCGACAAGTCCGGGAGCAAGTTCATATAGCAATTTATTCTCTTGCAGATGTTTGATAAGGGAGAGGCAATATTGGCGCACAAGTATTGTGAAAGCGAGGTTGCTTGCGGTAAAGAGACGTGTGCTGGCTGCTTCGACTTTTGCTGAGGAGACTGCTTCGTCTTTGAGGTGCCCGTTGAAGATTGCATTGACGCGTTCACCGCGGAGATACGTGGATTCCATATCATCAATGAGGCCATGAATTTCATCAGTCACGTCCATGTCAGTCGAATTGGCTTCATCCACATAGAACATAAAATGTTTCTTGGATTTCTGATAGGGCATACCGGCGCTCGTGTTTCTATTCAATTTGTCACAATATATTACACCTGGAGCACCATTGATTGCTACGCTTCGTGGATATACATGGATATCACTCAAATTTGCACCCGCGGTCTCCAATTTATACATACTGAAGGCAGCTGTGAGCACATCTGAGCGAATCATGGAGTTAGGAGCTGTCATATCTGTGAGGGCTTTGAGCCAAGGACGTCTATCCAATATAGGTGGGAAGCGATCAATTACGTATCCATGCTTCATTAGTGCCGGAGCGAGAAGTGTAGTCTCGACATGTGATTTAGGATTAGCTCTGAATCCAACGATGGATCCAATCACTTCTCCGACACCATTGTCGATTTTATTGAAGACGCTCTGTACGTCAAGTGCGCGCAATGTGCGTTCACACGATGGAGCAGAAATATTGATCTTGCCTCTTGAGACAAAGTTTGGTTCGAGTCTATTACATCCATCCAGAACGATTGCCCGGGATACGAACATTGCTTGGACTCGGTCTCCACGCCCTAAGGTGTGCAAACCAAGAATGACATGGCCAGGTCCTTGAGTAACGATTAGGGGAGTTCCACAATCACCGCCTACAGTAGGTGTAGCGGTGCGGCCCTCCCACACTGAACCACTCACAAAGCGATCGTGCACGGGCCAGGTTGTTAGCTCCCGACGCAGATTAACTATTGGACGTGACCAAGGTTGGCCATCTACCGAACGACCTATATATTTACCATCTAAAAGTCCCATAAAGTCGGGATTAGGGAAGTATGGAACTAGGTTCGTGCCGGGTGGACGACAACGCAAGTGGATGAAGGTCAAGTCACATTCTGGCACATGATACACCATATCTGAAGTGATCATTATCTCCTTCTGGTTGGTTGTGATGGCCCCTTGCATTTCCGAAACAATCTGAAGAATAAAGGGGGTTTTGGGTGGAACCGCGTGCGTATTGAGCATATAAACACTACCGCGAACGTTGAGTGCTGATGTACGTTGTCCTCCTGGATTTTTACACATGTCAAATTTCACAACTCCTTTTCGCACATTGGCTTCAAAGATAGTGGGATCCTGCCCACGACTTGCTAAAGTAGTTTGGGAAAGATCGCACACGGAGAAAGGAGCGGCAGGTTCGTAGCTAGGTGAATCTCTGGGAAATTTATCTGAGGCTGGTGCCTTAGAAGAGGTGATCCCCTGAACTTCGC